CACCTGTTGCAATAGTACCAAATCTTTTAAAATCTTTAGCAGCATCTGTAATAGTAGATAGTCCCTGCGATAACGCTAAAGCAGATTGTACTTTCAATAAAGTTTTTTCTACAGATTCACTTTCAATCCCTAATAAACCAAGCGCACCTTGTACGGCAGTAAAACCACCAGCAGCAGCATTTGCTACTCCAGCAAGTGCCTGAAACTTTTTACCCGGGTCAAACAAGTCAGCCGTTTCCCTTGCTTCACTAATCTGGTCTCTTAAACCAGCTACTTTTTTAGCTGCTTCAATAGCTTGTTTTGAGTAATCGCCAAAATTAGCCTGTGCGTTTATTAATTCTGCATTCGCTTCCTTTAATGCTTTTTTAACGTTACCTATTGATTCAACTGCGTTGCCTTGTACGTTAATATTTATACCTACGTTCTCTTGTGCCATTAGTATGATGTTTCTATTACTTTAAGGAATGATAGTTTAGTAGTGTTGTATTCCATTGGGTTAAAGTTCTCGACCTTGTTAAGCCTAAACAATACCCCGTCTATCCAGATGTACTTACTAAAATCTAAGTTAAAAATGTCTACAATATCCAATAAACCAAAACAGGTTAAAAGCTTACTATCCTTGCTTGTTATCTCCGCAAGGTAAGGACTATGATAAGCGTTAAATATGTTTGTACTTGGGTAACTATTAGGAGTAAATTGTAGTTCTTTAGGTGCGCCAAAGTTTATATCGTTAGTAGGGTTAATAGGGTCGTCTAAGTGTCCTGCATAACCATAGCTTGTGTAAGATGCTAAAGTAGTAGAACCATTCATTATTGACCAACTACCTACACCCGTTATCTTCTTTGTTTGCATTATTCGTATGATGCTATCCATTCTATCTTCTGCGTTATTACTATTTGACTTTTTATAGATAGCAGGAAATACTTTGTCTTGTCCTGTTTGTTGAAACAATACAGACGATGCAAATATAACTTCTAAGGTATCGGTTTCTTTTACGAAATCAAACTCGGTATCGTATATAAAATCGCCATAACCTTCGGTGTACTTTTTACGATAGTTTTCGTTATAGAAGTCATTGTCTGATGTGAACTTGTAGTTATAGTAACGTGCGTTAATCTCACTCATTGGCTTTATGCTCAATGGCTTTGACCTATCTATTTTGTTACTCCAATCTTCTACACTACCATCATAATAGCTTGTATATGGTTTAATAATTAAATGCTTCTCTTCAAATCTATTCTCATCTACATATAGATTAAATAGTTTTAATATAGAAGCAAAGAAATCTTTTTGTAAAATGTTTGGTGGTATACAATCATTTAAAGAAACTGTATCTCCTAAGTTTACATTTAAGCTAATTGGAATATCTGAACTAATGCTTACTGAACCTGATTGATTAATTAAACTATCATAACACATCCCTGTATCATCTGCTCTTGCTTGTACCGAGAAATAATCTCCTGTTACAATCGGTTCATCTACTAAATTTACAACATAGAATTCAGACACAAATCCTGAGAATGGTGGAATAAATTTAATCGATGAAGGTATTACAACTCCATTCTTTAAAGTTTCAATATAAATACCATTATTTACCGGTGTGTTAGTTGTAGAAGCAGTAAAGTTTAAATCAACTTTAAAAGTTACATTAGTAGGGTCTAATCCTACATAAGTAAATACACTACCTGTAGTTCCCCCATTTATAGTCCAGTTTGTTCCGCTGAAATTTTGCCATTGAATAGGCATTGGAAATGCTTGGTCAATACATCCTGTAGTATTTTGAGGTGTACATCCTACTTGCTGCGTTCCTGATTTAGTTAATTTCTTTTTATTAAAAGGAATGATTAACGTTTTAAATCGGTCAAGTTCGGCATTATTACTCCAAGTTATTTCAAATGTATAACCTGCTGCTGCAAATATTTTTTCTAAGTATTGCTTTACAAATAAAGCCGGTCTAAATGTTGCATAATCCCAATCGTGTTTATTAGTAGAATATAAACCATAATCAATGTGAGGATAATAATATCCTGCTCCACCTTGAAAGTTATCCCAACTTGCTACAATGTTTTGGTAACTATATGTATGATTATAAGCACTAAAATCTAATTCTTCAAGTTTCTTTGCTCCTAGCTTCATTGAGAAACCACCTAACTCTCCAATAATACTACACTCATATTCTATATTCTTTCCGTCGATAATTATTTCAAGTAATTTAAATACTCCTTTAATGACTGTCATTCTATCAACTTCAATACTACATTTAGCAGTCTTACTTGCATTAAAGTTATACCCTACATTTGCATTTGCATCATTAGTAAAATTTGAATTATTAAATTCAAAAATATTACCTAACAAATTATTGTTGTTAGTAGTTCCCGGCAAAATAATTGTTTTACTGAATGCAGTAGTCTTGCTATCAATATTTTTTAAATCTGAAACCGAATAAGTTATTTGATTGCTCAATCCCTTATCAATATCTAATTCAAAATTCTCTATAAATATTCTTGTCATTATCTTAATTGTGAGTATCTAGATTGATTTAAATTAAATGTAAGTTCTAAAGCCTTTAATTTGTTAAATACATTTTTACTAAATTCATAGGTGCTATCTACTAATGTAACTGGATAAAAATATGTATCTATCTCCATTAAAATTTGCGGACTTGATATAAGGTCTGCCATCCAAGTATATTCATCATCAGTTAAAGCATCAGCAGTTAACTTATAATTAAAAGTAGATTTATTACTATAATTTATTGGTCCTTCATAATACCTACTATATGCGCTTTGATAATCAACTGAATTACCATTAAACCTATAATCTCTTTGCTCAAATAATTTTCTTTCTACACTCATATTTAATTTACTAACTAAATCAAATCTTAAACTATCCCACATTCCCCAAGCATTCATAAAATGAATATTAATAGGTTCATACTTAGGATTACAAACTACATAAACTCGTATCTTATCAAAGTTATTAAACCAAACATCATAGTATCTAACACTTTCATTAATTGTTATACCTAAGTTATTTGAGATTGCAGTGCTGCCTATATTCATTTGTACAAATCCATTCTCTATTGTTGTAGTGCTTCCGCTTGCAGTTGCTATAAGGGCATTGTTTTCATTAAAAGTAGAGCATTTTAAATTAAGTGTTGTATTGGTATAAAATGGTATATATAAATTCTCTCCTAATTTAGTTTTTGCATAAAGTGGTCGATTAGTTAACCATTTGTTTAATTTATCTTGTAACGTTACAACTCTTCTTTTAAATAAAGGTGCTCTGAAATTAAAAACAGTTGTAGTTGATGATGCAAGATTCAATGTAGTTACACCACTTATTTCTTCGCCTACTCTAATTTGATATTGCACTCCCATTTCTCCGCTTACATTTGGCTCGTATACATAAGCAACTCCAATAGGTTCAAACCAGTTAAATGTTATTGAATTGCGAACTGTAGCACCGGCATTAAAATACCCCTTACCATTAGAAGGTTCAGGGAATTGTCTTACAGATACTTTTTTTACTCCACCTACATAAACTTCAAATATGTATTTCATATCTGTGCTGCCGGATGCAGTACTTGTTGCAACGTGCCATAAGTCATCTTGTGCAGTTGAACCGCTTGGAGGATTTGTATTAATTGTTATACTCATTTCTTTTTCTTTTTAGGTTGCCCTATTTGTATTACTATTGCTCTGCCTATTAAATTTAATATATCTTCAGACAATTTAGGTAATACATTATTCATTGCATTATCTAGATAACCTGTAGTTTTAATACCGTACTTTTTTATGTTATAAACTAATTGATTGACTTTTGTATCTATTAATGATTCTCTCTTTTGCTCCGCTGCTATTGTTGTTTTTTTTGTATTTACTACTCTTATACTTGCTTTACCACTATTTATATATTCCTTTAATCCTTTCCTTGCAGTTTGAGGCATTCCGTATGTTTTATATTTATACGGACTGCTTGGTGCATTTTTACTGCTATCAACTCCCCTAACTCCCTTATTTACAAAGTCATAATAATCAATCATATTAATATAAATACCAGTACCATTTTCATTTGCAACTACATCTATATTATCTGCTAGTTGACCACTAGAAGTTATATTTTTGTTTTTAATTTGTTCTCTTATTTCTTTTTGGAATATTTCTGTATATTCAAAAAATAAAGCCAACGTAGGATTATTTAAATCAATATTGGCAGTATCCTCGATTGAATAATCAGTCTTACCTAATTTGTTTTTAATTAAAGCATCAATTTGACTTTTGCCTATGCTCATTTTCTATTTTTAATTTTAAATAAAGTAAGTCATTTAAAAAATGTATTACTTTTAAATTCCAAACCGATTCAACAGGTATTCCTTCGAAGTCTGCGACCATCTTGGCATTGTAAAGCCATCCAAAATGCTTTGTGAAATCGTCAATACCTCCATCGCTTTCTCCTTCGCTATCCCCTTGCTTGTCATCTCGTTTATCAAATAAGGCTGGATAACCTGCATTGATACGTTGAATAAAGTGTAAAAAAAAACCGCTGCGTGATATGCAACCTCAAAATCCATTTGCTCTAAGTCACTTGCTAGTTCTTCGTGTTCAACCCATTTGCCCCATTTAAATCTAACTGGTGTAACTATCGAAGCCATTATCTTATGTAAGTTCTGTATTATATCAGTACTAAACGTTGATACTTCTACATAAGTTCCTGCTTTACATTTAGTTACATCATAATTAATTCTATAAAACCGCTTTCCTACCCTAACTATTTTTTTAGGCTTGCCCTTCATTAAATCTTTCTCAAATATTTTAAATTGCCTATGAACTAATGCACAAGTAATATTAAACCTTGTCATTGACATTTTTTCTACTTGCTCAGGTGTCTTTCCTGTTACAATGCCAACCATCTTTATAGACTTATCAAAGTCCATATCTTCAGATGAAGCTACATAGTACAATTCTTGAAATTGCTTAATTGTCATAATCTATTATATAAGTTTTTGAAAAATGTAATTAAATAAAGTGGTATTGACCGCTGCCTCTATTCTCAATCCGGCATTTATTAGCTAAAGCTAGAGCATTAACGCAGTCATCGTGAAATCCGGCAGGTGCTGAATACCTTACCCCTGTTGAAGTAAATAGATATTCAAATATTTCTAATTCATCTTTGATTGCACCTTCAGGGAATCCTATTTCTTTTTTGTGGATTGAACTTGCAAGACTTTCCATTAACTGCTGCTTACTGGTTGATGTATATTTAAAGCCGGTCATATCGTTAAAATACTTTTGTAAATCTTCAACTATTGCATCGCCTACTCCTGTACTATCAATAAAAATATGTTTATGCTTTCGTATCTGTTTAATTGTTTCTTTAGTTTGTAACCAATCCTTTTGAAATCTATCAAAGTGGCAAACCTTACCTTCGCTAT